TGGAAACACAATGTCTGAACTTGAACAGAAGCTTGCTGCTAAGGCAAAGAAGCGTCGTCAGGTTGGGAACGTTGTGCATCTAGAACCAGACACAGATTGATTTACAAGACGGCTGCTACGGTGGCCGTCTCAATAAATCAATTATAATGGAGGCCAGATGGCCGGTAGAGAGACAGAAGAACAAGCTCTCGAAAGATGGCAGAATCTTGAGCTTCTACAAAAACATTATGCCAAATTTGAAGACCTGTTGGTTGACGTTATCGAAGACTTTATGGGCTTTAAGTGCTCCGAGCTACAAATAGATATCGGAGAGTATCTTGCTAACGGTCCTCAGTACCGAATGATCCAAGCACAGCGTGGACAGGCTAAGACTACCATTACTGCTATTTATGCGGTGTGGCGTCTTATTCACGATCCGTCTACGCGTGTGCTTATTGTATCGTCGGGCTCTGACATGGCCGAGGAAATCTCTAACTGGATCATCCAAATCATTAATGGTATGGATGAGCTAGAGTGCATGCGTCCTGATCGGTCGGCTGGTGATAGAGCCAGTGTCGAAGCGTTTGATATTCACTACACTCTGAAAGGGCCTGAAAAGTCACCTTCTATCAGGTGCATTGGTATTACATCGAACATGCAGGGCAAGCGAGCAGACCTGTTAATTGCTGACGATGTGGAAAGTTCTAAGAACAGTCAGACTCAGCATCAGCGTGCGCGTTTGCTACACCTTACGCTAGACTTTACCTCGATTTGTTCTACCGGAGATATTGTCTGGCTTGGTACACCGCAGAGTATTGATAGCGTGTACAATACGTTGCCGGGACGCGGGTACGATATTCGTATCTGGCCGGGTAGGTATCCTACTAAAGAAGAAGAAGTTTCATACGGGTCGTATCTGGCTCCGTTGATTAAACAGCGCCTCGCAAAGAATCCTACTCTCCGTACAGGAGGCGGGCCTACTGGCGAACGCGGCCAAGTCACCGATCAAGTGCTGCTTAATGAAGAGGCACTAAACAAGAAAGAGATCGACCAAGGCGCTGCTTACTTCCAATTGCAGCACATGCTTAGTACTGCATTGTCTGATGCAGAGCGTTTCCCATTGAAGCTACTGAACCTTCGGGTTATGGCCTTTGACAGGGACGAAAAGCGTGCTCCCATGATTCTGAACTTTGCTCGTACTGATGAGCATAAGATTCAGCTTCCTACAGACCATCCCGTGCATAAAGAAAGCATATTCCGTGTCAGTAGTGCCGAAGATTTCGGTGCACTGAAAGGCGGGCATATGTACGTAGATCCGTCTGGTGGCGGTAAGAACGCGGATGAGCTTGCATACGCAATTACAGGCTTCCTTGCTGGACGTGTCTGGCTGTACGCCGTTGGCGGTATGCCTGGTGGATTTACAGAGAGGCAACTGAACTGGCTTACAGAAGTTGCTAAGCGCTGGAAGCCTCGTCATATCAGCATCGAAGAGAACTATGGTAAAGGCGCGTTCCGCGCTGTGTGGGAACCGCATCTAATTAAGGCGCATCAGTGCGGCCTTGAGGACGTGTGGGAGAGTGGACAAAAAGAACTACGTATCATTGATACATTAGAGCCCATGATTGGCTCTGGTAAGTTCGCTGTGCACGAAGACCTACTTGTTGAAGACTGGAAACAATGCCAACAGTACCCTGCCGATAAGCGCAGTACGTACAGTATGTTTTGGCAGATGTCTCGTATTACACGAGAGCCCGGTTCTCTTCTGCATGATGACCGGCTAGACGCTGTTGCAGGTTCTGCCCGGTATTGGGTAGAGGCTCTAGCGCAAGACGAGGCTAAAGCTGCCGCTGCTGCAAAGCAAGAGCAGTACAGAAAGCTTATGAATAACCCGCTTGGTGACGGTAGGAAACTTCCGGGTTTCCACGGTCTGCGCAATAATACTCCTAACGCTCTGAGTAAGTTTCAGAGACGATTTTAAAGGCTAATAATGACTGATGAAACCATTACTGAACTTGATGCTGGGGCTGTTACTGAATCTGGTAAAGTTCAATCTGAAAAAGATGCGGAGCAGGTTCAAGAAACCCCCGCAGTAACCCCTGTTACTGGCGTTTCTGCTAATTCTGCTCTTGTTGAATGGCCGCGTGACGAGTGGGGCTTTCTTTCGGCCCTCCGTAAAGAACTCCTGCTGGCTGCTGGTAACATTCGCGGGCAGGACGACAAGCATGAATTGTTCATGAACACCCTTAAGACCGCTGCTCTGCACGCTATTGCGCGATTTAGCGCAGATAAGACGGCTCTTGCAGCCGAGGTTGAGTACGAGAATAACCGGATTGCCCGGCAGAACGGCACTGGCCGTGTCTACGGGACCCCTGTGCAAGACTAGCACGGGGCTATAGAGTTCCCGAGCGGGGATTAGATCGCCTAGGTTGATCCTTTCCTAGGCGAGGCAGGGAGGGCCCGCCAGCGGGCGTTTTGATCCGAGGCTATACACGTAGCTTCCGGGTCTAGATTGCCGGCCAGCGGCCCTCCCTAAGCCGCCTGAGCGGGCCCCGTGCGCCCTAGATGGCCGAGAGGCCGACAGGCGCGGTATTCAGGATTTATAACCACAATTTTTACATGTAAAACTATACAAGGAACTATAATATGGCTCTGCCGAATTTCTTTGAAGCTCAGCGTGCTGCGCCTGTTCGCGGCAATCGTACTGCTACACTTACTGCCAACGGTCAGATTGTTCTGCCGGCTGGTGTTATGCTCCGGCGCATCTACTTCCGTAACCGTACCGCTAACGTTGTGACGGGCGGTATTCGTATTGGTACGTCTGCTGGCGGTACGCAAATTGTTACTGCGCAGGCTATCGGTGCTAACGCTATTCTTTCTACTCTTCCGACGATTGAAAACTATCAGGTTACGTCTCAGACGCTGTTCGTGGAAGCTGTGACTGCGTGGGCCGGTGCTCAGGTTGACGTGGTTGTGCAGTACGAGGAAATCACTACGCGTACTCAGCCGTCTGATAATAACGTTCAGACCTAATAGCACTAATATCCTGTGCCTGTTAATTCGGGCACAGGTCCTCTTTTAAGGAGACTATATTGGTCGCTCAAAATTCTAATCTTCATAAGTATAACGATATTGTTGCTGTACAAAGATCTGCACTTAATGCCGACTTGTTTGATGTAGACGTTGGGCTGTTCAGCTACGGCTTTTTGGAACTGTCTGGTACGTTCAATGCTAGTGTGCAGTTGCAGGCTACTCTGACTGATGGTCAAACTTGGTTTGAAATCCCGTACGTCAATACATCTGCTTCTAACATCTACAGCACTGGACCTATCACAGCCGGAGGTCAGTATCTTTTCCCGTTGTTTGCGGGCCGGATTCGTGCGCGTATTACAGCGTACACGTCTGGTAGTGTGGTAGCCTCTGTCGGCTTCGGCAGTGGAACACTTCCTGTTAATGTGCTAGATCGTGCTAGTCTTTCATTTCCGTTCATATCTACTGCTAGTACAAACACGCAGCTTATTGGTGCTGCGGGTGCTCGTAAACTTTACGGGTATGGATTCCAGAATCTTACTGCTACACCGGCGTTTGTGAAGCTGTACAACAAAGCTTCGGCTCCAGTGCTTGCCTCAGACATTCCTGTGGCTATTGTGCAGGTTCCAGCTAACGGCGCTTCTCCTGTGTTTACTTCAGTGCTTGGTAGAGTGTTTCCGCTTGGACTTGCGTTTGCATGCACAGGGCTTGTTGCTAACAATGATGCAACGGCTACGGCGGCTGCTCAGATTATCGGGTACGTAGATTACATCTAGTTGTATTTAGTTATGCCTAGTTATACGCGAGTTCGTATATCCGTTGTTTATACGGGTTCGCGTATATTCTGGCTGATGGCGAAAATTGCAGAATTTTTTGTGCGGGTATCTAACAATCTGCCGATGCTGGATTCCCCCCATAGCCCTTAAATATACAGAAGTATTTAATCCTGAAAATACATATTGGTTCTACATTTTATAAGCATAGATATAAATGACATTAAGCCGGATAGCATACGAGTGCTTGAACTGGTATGGATTGTGTTAGCTCTTGTGGGCATCTGTATTGCTATTATGATTGTTATTTCATCCTATCCTGATTAATATACATAGATATAATTGATTATACTACTAGATAGAATACATTATATTCTAACTCATTGATATCATTAGATATCTAATTAAATCCTATATCCCTCCTTATTAGATATAAGAAGCAATCTTGTTGTTTACTGTATCGGTATCCTTATACTATCGAAGATAGAAATATAAATAGATATATAATACAAGAATATATATAATTATACATACATATATTGATACAGACTGATATGATATAAGATACAGATACAACTAGAGATTGATACTCTATAATAGGATACAAAAATTACAGAGATTGCATGGATGCATCAGAAAAATGCAAGGATGCAATAAAAAGGGATTGACAGACACAATCAGTATGGATATAACAGATGCAAGGTTGGATTGACCAACTGATCCTGATTAGAGAGAAAGAGCAGAATATGAAAGAGATAACCAAGGCGGTCCTGCTGATCGCGATGCTAGTTGGTGCAATCCTCTCGTTCCTGTTTCTTCCGTTTGGTCTAGCAGGGTTGATTGGTTTCTATCCGCTCCAGAGTGCAACGAATTTCATTGTGTCGTGCGTGTTCATGACAATCTTCGTCGCAGCGTTCAATCGCCTTATGAAGGCTTGAGAACGAAGAGATTTAAGGATAGACCGGGTTCTGGAATTTCACGGTCTATCTCATAAATCTCTATAGACATCGATCTAAAGATGCTCTATAAGGGATCAGTCAGATCGGAATGACGGTCTAGGTAACAAACCGCTTCGGCAACGTGTTCCTAGCTCTGTAACTCTCGACACTGACATAAGCATATAAATAGTGAGGCTTCCCTCACAAACAGGTTGACAGCATAAGCCTAATGCTGTAAGGAATTGAAAGCTAGATACCGGCTTAAAGGGTATTCCGAAGCAAGCGCGGATACGCTGCAATGAAGGCGAAACAGGCGGTGGCGGGAGTTGCACCGTGTTCTCTAGTCATGACACTAGGGATAGCCTCGCAGGGATGAAATCCGGTGGAGAGCCGGGCTACCTAGCAAGACTGTCTGACAAACGGTCGCTCTTAATCGAGTGCAGCTAGCAGGATGGAACCCTTTGCACGAACAGTCGGCAGTCCGACACTTGTGCAAGCGCAAGCCTTAAGTCTCTGGTAGAGCCGTGTTAAGTGCTAGCTCTTATAGCTATGCAACGACAAGGACATTCGACAAACGCGAGTTCCGAATGTTTTGTTGCTGATGAGGTTATAAGCCGCGAATGCTTAGCGAAGGCTAGATTGGTGTTCTCACTAGGCATAACGCTAGTTGTGCTTAGTGAGTTCCAAAAGCGGATAGACGTAAGCGCTAACTTATAGACCGATAAAAGTTGATGCAGGATTGCATCCATACGGTTACAGGGTCTTAGCGGACCTTGTATCTAT